CGGGAATCCTTGGTTCTCTGAAACGATTCTTTAAACGACTTGCACCATACACTCTGGCTGATGTCAGAACGACTACGCAAGATAAAGTTTTGTTGTCCAGCACCATAGGGTTTTCTTGGACGTTGATAAGTAGTAAGGTCTTTTTACGCGATACGTCTGTCGCTAAGGATTACTACTTAACTTTAGGTCTAGCCACTGTTTGTACCCAAAAGATCTTTAAAAGATTTGCTCATACCTTGTTGGCTGCCACCAAGAGTCTCCCTTGTGGGGCTCGGTTATTGGATGGTGAGCTCTCTGTTAATGGAAACTTTGGTAAGGCTATGGATTTTTATATCCGTAAGTCATACCCTCAGTTTTTCGTTTGGATGAGAGCCCAAGCCAACATTAGTGAATTGGTGGAAGCCTACAATTGGACACTTTGTTATCTCGCTGTTGAAACGGCGGTTTTGAATCTTAAAGCTACGGCTTCAGAGAATCGTGCCATCGTTGATGTTAAGCATCTCAAAGTGGGTATTCCTAAGGAAACTACCATTCCAATAGGAGTCACCAAGACATTCACTGGACAGCAACCATTTTTGGAGGTCTATCGCGATAATGGTCTTTTTGCAAAGAAAGGTCATTTTTCATCAAATGGGCTCCTTGATTACGCAAAGATCACGGAGCAAGTCAAACGCAAACAGCGACCACCCAGGTCCTATGTTTCTTCTGATGGAGGCGTAGTGCATAGTGCAACTGTACCTGCCAAGACTATCATTCAAATGACTTGTGCACTTTCGAGGTTAACTAATGCAGTCGAACCCGGAGTAGAAGGTTTCCACGAACACCTCATGGTCAATAGCTATGCCGCTTGGAACAATATCGTTTTAGAAAAATTTTATGATTTTTCTGAGTACGAAAAGAGTCTTGAAGCGGTCGAGTTTGACTATGGGGAATTGTTCGAGGAAGCCAAGGAGCACCCAGTCAAGAGAGTGGAATACACCCAGTGCGTGGAGCAGAATGTACTGAATGGTGTTTTGATGAATTTGGAGATTGAAAGTGATGCTAGGGACGTATTGAACGCTGGCAAGCAGAAAGACGAACCCTTAAAGTTCAACTCTGAAGCCAGACTCTATGTCACTATTGGTCCTAAAGGAGCAATGATGGGTTCCAAAGCCTCTAAGGTTTTGAAATCAGTTCGAGCTTCCGAGCCTGTACTTGTTAATGAAAATGATGGAGCCACTGTTGGGGCTATTTATTTCATTCCAAAGACAGACCGGTTCTCATTGAATGAATTTGCTCGATTGTGCCATTATGGAACTCGTGGACATGTCCGCTTTGAAGGTGGAAATCCACTTCCCCCGGCCCGTGAAATTGAAGGATCTAAGAGATATATCATTTTAGTTCACAGTGATGATACTTGGATTCTATTGGAGCAGTTTATAGAAGGTGTCTGGTGTACCTTATGGTTCACGGTAGACATCAGTAAATGTGATAAATCACATGCAGGCATTTTCGACCATTTCTGGAAATTCTGGAAAGGTCGTCTTGACTTGTATGAGATTTTGGAAGCTCAATTGAAACGTACCATTCGTGTTCAAATTGGAAATACAAAAATCAATGCGTGGCTCGATCCACGCTCATTAGTGTTATTGTCAGGTCATTCTTTTACAACCTTCATCAACACTATTGCCTCAGATTTTATGGCTATCAATTTTATCACGAAAGGATGTGCTACGGTCAAAGATTTTATTGACACTGCTTACTCTGTGGGGTACAAGATTAAATGTGCCAAACAGGAGCGGTGTTCCGATACAGATTTTCTAAAACACTCTCCTGGTTATTCCGTAACTGGAGCGTCAGTGGCTATCCCATTTTTGGGTAACCTCTTTCGTTTTATGCACCACCGTATTGGTGATGTTCCAGGCACTGGTGACCAGAAGTTGAGGTGGACTATATATAATTATGGCAACCTCAGATCATTCACCCATGGTATTTCATCACCATGGATCGATATGATGGTGAAGAAATTCAAGAAAGTGTTGGACACTAATTTGGTTTCTCGTAAGATGAAACTAGTTGATGCTATCTTTGAGTCAACGGAAGAAGAAGAGGAGGGTTTTAGTCAGAAGAGTTTTAGCGCTCAATTTCGGACTATAGCCAATTCAAGGAAGTTTGTTAAGACGGTTCGCGCCATCAAAGCAGACGTTGGAGACAAGTGGAAGTACCGGCGTGATCTTGAGGAAGAAGCGGAAGTGGTAAAGATTACTGATTCAGCATGGGTTCAAAGGTATATTACCCCAGAATTCCCAGAGGCTGTTCTTCTTGAGTCACTACATCGTTTTGCCAATCTCAAGCATGGCGAATATTTCCGATCAGCAGCCACTGATCACATCCTCCAACTTGACTATTCTCTATCTCCCCCCTCCGACTGGACCGTCTATTCCAATCCTCCCCCGCTTCTCTACTGTACACCCTCCAGTGGAGAAGTTTTCGAACCCCAGCTCTAGGTTCAATTCCCGCATTCCAAGAGCCGCCCCAACTGCGTGATACGTTGGTCCTGTGCGCAAG